GTTGGTTTGATTGGGACAACAACATTATTATTACTATTTACGTTGTTAGGTCTGTATATAGTATTGTTAGGTATATTATTATCTCGACTCCATCTGATAACCTCGTTAATAGCATTGTTATCAGGGTCAGGGTATACTCTGTTATTTCTTCTTCGGTTAGTATCTTGTTCTATATTAGAGTTACCGATAAGAAAATCATTATACCTACTTCCCCTTCTACCACTAACATATGCGATATCAGGTTCGTTGTACCAACTGTAGTCATAGTGATTCCACATATTCCATCCATAAGGATAATCATAATGGATTCCCCAATACCTGTTAGACTTTACCCACCATGGGTGGTCCCATCCAAACCAAGGATAGTTAAAAGCCCAATCATACCAAAACTGATGACTATGAAACCATACATCAAATCTGTTGTAAGGTCTCCATATACCATCGAGTCTTGGATTGTTGAAATACCACGAATAGGGTCTTGTCATCGCGTACTGAGCGAAGTCCCATCTGAAAGAGAAGTCTGTTCGGAGTTTTCTCTTGAGTTGGAACATATTGTTGATAGTATCTATCTTAACTGAACTGTCTACCTCTATATACCTGTCATACATAGGGTCATGATTTGTAGTACTCACATACCACTGACTACCACACCCTGAAAAAAGCAGGGAAATAAACACAAATACACTAAAATAAAAATACCTCATAATAAACCTTTCTATATATAAGTATAAGAATAATACTACATAGATACAGTAAGAGTACTATTATCCTGAGAATAATCCTTATGTTTAGAACCAAATCTCCATTGACAGTACTGAAGAGCTTCTACTAACTCATCCCTGTTAACCTTCTCACCACTATGTTTCACAAACTTTACTTTCTTGGATTTAGGTGTCCAAGTCACTCCGATACCTTTCAGCATATAATTAAATTTAATAGTTAAACAATATCCATCCCCATAATGAGGTAAATGGATTTCAGCGCCCTTCTGTAAATCAGACCTTAGAGGGGACTTTCCCCAAGACCATTTTGCCGACCTCGACAGCAAGACGGGTTACAGGCGGTTGGTGCGACTGCTGCGCTTTGGTTTCCGTGAAAATACCCCCACCCCCTGCGCGAGTGTCTTTCATCGCCTATAACGACTTACGGGGATTCAGGGTTGTTTCACTCTGTACCTATACCTACCTATATACCTGTGTATTCTCTCTATATACCTACGTGCGTATAGTACTTACTGTTTTGACCTATTTTATTTTTACTTCACTTTGCGATTTAAGACGGGGTTTTACTTCCTCAGAGCGGTATTACCCCCCTTATATCTCTCTCTTTACATAGTAAAGATAAGGAATTCTGCGTTAATATCCAAATAGCCAATGTTAAATAATTGTTAAATTTTACCCATATATGTCCACCTCAGCCAAAAAACATGCGCCATACATACCAAATATACAACTTTTTTTTGACATTTCCAAATAAAAAAGGGGTTATTTATCAACAAAGTTATCAACATGACACCCTGTCACTACTCAGATACCACTCATTTTCGGGGTATGTGTTACAAATTACCTCTACAGGCCCCACTGCGCCCCTCTGTTGTTACGTTTGTAACACCTCTACACCCGTGTTACAAGGGTACGCAATGTGTCAAAATGTCCTAAAAAAAAGTTATCAACAAGTTATTAACAAAGTTTTTAACAATGCGCTCAGGGTTTCGCTATAGCAAAAAAATAAAAAAGGCGCAGACACGGACAACACCCACCTTATATTACTGTTAAATACGTTAGCTATACCTTTTCGTGAGTTGTGTTTGTGTTTATTGTGGTAAAAGTGTATTGGCTGATAGTTTTTTACCCTAAACCTCGGATAGGTAGGGAAGCCTAATTAAATATTTCTCTCTTTGATTAAGGAATAAATGGGTGAGAGTTTACCATAAAGTGGTAAAAAGTGGGATAAAAGGGGGTTTTTTGAGGGTTTTTTAACGGTCCAAATACTTGAACCAACGATTCATGATGAAAATGAATACGCAGAACATTAAGATTACTTTGATTAGTACCATATAAGGATAAGTAGGTCTTGGGAAACCTTGGCGAGTGAATTAAGGTAGATTTATTTTGTCTTACCTATGAGGGTTGTTCAGGGTTGTTCTACCCTATGATAACTGTTCTACCCATATTGTACTCTGTAACAACGTACTTAAAATCGTGTTCGTCTAAGAAGTCGTGTACTATCTCTCTCATACGTTCAGAGTTCCCTGTAATAATCTCTGTTCTTAGGTAGTCTTTTTTACCGTTCAGGAGTCTTTTCTCAAGAAGTTTTTCTACGTTACCGTGTCTTATACCGTGTAGGTCTACAGTTATCTTGCTCATTTGTTCCACTCCTCATTAAAGTATACAGGTGGTTCAGTAGAGTTTTGTGTCCAATACTGTCCTTCTGAACCAATGAATACGAGTTCTCTTTCCTTCTTGTAAGACGTATAATCCACGTTAGGGAAAGGAATTTTCATTTGTCCTTCCTCTACGTCATATAGTAGAGTTTCTTCGGTTTCTCTTAGTGGACTGTATTTACTCTGATTCCCAACCCAATTCACCGTGTTTATACCCAATGATTGGAATTGAAGTCTTAAACCTTCATATACGGGATTTGTTTTGGATACCCATATCGTCTTCTCATTAGTTGTGATTTTAAAATCACCATCTATGATTTCTATTGATTTTATTTCCATGTTGAATCGATTTTATATTTCTTTATATATGTGTTGAAGAGATTTTCACCACCCATACCCATTTGAAGGATATCCGTCCCCTCGGGGAGATACTTCTTTGAGCGCACATTGTTTATCTTATCAATGTGGTCATCGAATACTTCAATCCTTGGGTTTCTACATCTTTTGGGTTTGTGTACTATAATGGTCTTCATAACTATTTAATTTTAAATGTGGTGCGCGTATAGAAACAATTTTGGGTTTATCTCAAAATTTTTCTTAGACACACGAAATCGTCCCTTCCCGCGGGTCGATGTATCATTGGTCGGTTCGTGAGGTTAACTCATCGGTTATATCTTTCATATCCTCTTCCGTAAATTGTATATACGGTCTTTCACAATTGAACGATAACCAATTACCATCTAACACGGATTCCGCGATTGAACTTGTAACTTCTGATAACTTTGTTTTGTTTCCTACTGTTTTTTTGATGAACTTCTTAATCACCTTTTACTCCTGCTCTTTTTTGGTTAAAAATAAATCGTAACTACCCTTTATTATATATAGTGTTTTTTTACTTAATGGAGTGAACTGATATTTGTTTATATCATTTAACGTAATCCATTTCACACTCTGATGTACATTGAGTTTAGGTTTACCACTTTTATATTTGATTATATATGGATAAAACTCTATTCCGTCTTCTTCTCTTTCGGGTATTGAATAATATACATTTATGTCTATATCCAACTCCTCTTTCCATTCACGAATTATCGCGTCATACGGAGTTTCACCTTCCTCAATCTTACCACCTGGCAGTTCCCACAAATCAGGACAAACTGAATCCGTGGATAATCTTTTACCAATTAGAACAGTATCTTCGTCAACTAATGCCCCAACTACTATCTTCATCTTGTTCATCGTCCTCTATTATTCCGAGGTGTTTATAGTCAACGGGAATATCGTACTTCTCTGACATTTGACAAATCATTTCTGTTGCCTTTATCATCTTATTTGGATTAGTATTCCAAAGTACTCTCGTTACAAAACTTTCGTCAAACATTAGTCATTTACCTGTCTTATATTAGGTATCTGAAAGTCTGACCAATCTCTACCTTTTAAATTTACATTATCAAAGTAGAATGTCCATTCGTGTTCACCTGCCCATATTTGTTTTGTGAATCCACTTGGAATCAATGCACCACCTGCTACATATTCGGGTTCATTGTCAAAGTGTACAGTCACATTTACCTTTACTGTTTCAAATACCTTGGATAAGTCTCGTTCAAATCTTTCGAGTTCTTTCCACGGTCCTCTGTTTAGTGATTCGTGTTGAAGTGCACAATTCAGATAGTTAAATGTTTCTCTCAAAGTTTCCTTATCAAAACAATTAAATGCTGCCGCAGGTGCCATATGACCTTTATCATATACATTTGCTTTGTAGTCATCATTATCTGAAGTTTTCCATCCTTTTGGTTTCCAAAAGTCCATTCCACTTCTACTGATTTCACCTGTTGGACACATCACTGTATATGTCACTTGAAGAGGTTGTTCATAATCTTCACTATAAACGACATGATATAATTCACCGTCATAGTGTTTGATTTGTGCGTTCACTGTCATTGCGAATCCCATAAACAGGAAGTACAATAATGCGAACATTAATAGTTTATCTATGTTATCAAATTTTCTCATAATTTTAAAATTTACCATGGTTACACTTTCCACTAAGATAGTATTCATTTGATATCTTAATACCTAACCATATATCTTTGAAGAATTTCTTTATTTTTTTCATCTCAAATCTTTTTTCATGTCTTTCTTGACCACTTCCAAATACTTCTTTCGTTTCTTGTCTGATACAAACGGGACTGACCAAAATTGTTTTGTTTTTAACCATCTACTGATTTTCCATCCAAATACAAATGTAAATACACCCAACACCAATCTCAATTTGACTGAATTCAAATATAATGTCACAACGGGTAACATTGGTGCTCCATGAGTTATATATGTCCTAACTTTTTTATCACTTAAGTGTGGTTGTGGATATGCGTATAGTTTCGTGATATTTTTGAAATTATATGCGAATCCAGGCGTTAAGACCTCGTCAAAGAATATTTCCATTCTTGGAGTTAGTCTGAACCACCAAACAGGTGATATGAAATAAATATGAGTTGACCAAGTTACCATTTTTTTGTATGATTCAATTAAATCCGTTCTTGGTCTTCTGAAACTATCTCTATATAAGTCTATGATTTTAAAGTCCTCTGATTTCTTGTCCACTTCGTCAACAATGGTTTTGAATATCCCATTGTAACAAAATGATTTAGTATCAGGGTGTCCTATTACTATTAGTATTTTCTTTTTTTTATTCACTCTTCGTTTACAATTTTCCAACTGAATGGTTTTCTGTTTCTTTGATACTGTTCCATACTCCATTCAATATCGTCTGTTTCGATTGTTGTCATGTATGGTTTTGTCGAACAAAACTTTTCTTCCAATAGTGGTGTTATTTCTATAATGTATTTAGTCATCCATTTCTAATTTACGTTCAAAGTACTGAGCAGAGTCCTGTATTTCAGGATTCTGTTTGATTGTTTGCATTGCAATCATATCTTTCATTTTAGTCGTTGACCAACCATGTGCTCTTGTCGTATATACAATCTTTGGTGGTAAGTCATCACCTGTAAATGATTTTCCTATGTAGTCCTCACCTAAGATTCTTACATCGGGTTTGAAAAACTTAATCAATTCGTAAAGTTCTTCTTCCGTCTGATAAACATAAACTTCGTCAATATATTGTATTGCCATCAATGTACGATATCTTTCGTATAATGGAATCACGGGTTTATATTTTGACTTCCTATGAAGTGACGGGTCTCTTTGTAAAAACACTATGAAATGGTCACAGTGTCTTTTCGCCTCTTGAAAGGTGTATATATAGCCAGGATGAATCAAATCAAAATTACCTGCTGTACATCCTACTATTTTACTCTTTTTCTTTCCCACGTTGTCCTAATAACTTCTTTTTCTTCTTTCTTAAATCTTTTGGTAGGTCCTCTTGACTTGGTGTATGTCCTGTCTCATCTATAACTCTTTGTATACAGAACAACCTTGCGTCTTTATCACCTGTACCCCACAACCAACCGATACTACCTTTTATTGATTTGATATCCTCGGTTATCTTGTCTAAACTGTCTTGTAGTAATTTTTCGTCACTATCATCCAATTTGTAAGAAATGTCATAATCACTTGCGAACTTCAACATTTTCATCAAGTCCTGAGATTCATATGCGTCATTGACTTTTTGAAAAGTCCTGTTATCACCACCTACGTCAGGGTGGACTTTAGACGCGAGTCTCTTATATAGATTCTTGACCTTTCTCGGCGCATTCTTAAGAAGAGTTCTTTGTCTGTCGAGTTCCTCTTCTTTTCGTTTTCTTTCCTTCTTTGCATTTTCGTAATGTGTAGTCGGGTCCTCTATTACGGGTTCCTTCTTCTTTTTTGGTTTATCGTAAAACTTTTTAAAATATTTATCAAAATCCTTACAATAGGTCTGAAACTCTTCTTCAACCAATTCTCTCTCGAGGTTTAATACCTCAGATTTTAGTTTCAACAGTTTCAGTTTTTTGCTCACTACTCATCCTTATCAGGTTCATTTACAATCATACACTCAGTAGTAAGTAGTGTTCCACCAACAGAAACTGCCTTTTCAATCGCAGTTCTTGTTACTTTTGTTGGGTCAATGATACCTTTTTCGACTAAATCACAAAATTCTTCATCTACTACATCATATCCCATAGTTGATTTGACATCAACAGGTGATGATTCAAATCTATCCAAAAGTACATCAGGTTTTAATCCTGCGTTCTCTGCAATAGTTCTGAATGGTGACGTACAAGAATTAAGTACAATCTCAACTCCTTTTTGTCTATCACCACCTAAATCAATAGAACCATTAACTAATTGTCTTGCGTGAATAAGTGCTGCTCCACCACCACTAACAAATCCTTCTTCAACTGCTGCTTTAGTAGCGAGAAGAGCGTCATCGATTCTATCTTTCTTTTCCTTCATCTCAATCTCTGATTGTGCTCCAACTCTCAATACTGCAACACCACCACTTAATTTAGATAGTCTTTTCTGTAGTTTTTCTTTTTCAAAGTCTGATTCACATTCTTCTAATTCATTCTTAACTTGAACGATTCTAAGTTCTAAATCTTCTGATTCACCGTGTCCACCTACAATTACTGTTTCATTCTTTGTAGATACAACTCTATCACAAGAACCTAAATCATCCCAAGTAATATCTTCTAATTCTTTTCCGATACCACCAAAAAGTGTTGCACCTGTCAATGATGACATATCTTTTAGTATCTCACTTCTTTCATTACCGAACCCAGGCGCTTTTAGTGCAAGACATTTAAGTGTTTGTCTCGCGGAATTAACTACCATAGTCGCAAGTGCCTGTCCTTCAACCTCATGAGCGATAACTACGATTGGTTTGTTCTTTGATGATGCGTTTTCAAGAACACCAACAATATCATCCATTTCAGTAATCTTACCATCAAATAAAAGAATAGCAGGTTCTTCGTGAGTCACATTAAGTTTTTCTTGATTGTTAATAAAATAATGTGATAAGTAACCTCTATCAAATTGTAATCCTTCTACGATATCAAGTTCATCATCTGCTGAATTACCTTCTTCAACTGTGATAACTCCATCTCTTCCAACTTGGTGCATTGCCTCTGCAATCATATCACCGATTTGTTCGTCACCATTTGCTGATATAGTTGCGACCTGTTTGATTTGTTCATTGGTGTTTACATCGATAGATACATCATCCACCAATTTGTCTACAACCTTTTTAACTGCGATATCCATACCTCTTCGAAGTTCAATAGGATTTGCACCATTCTTAACTTCATTCATACCTTCAACAAATATATGTTTTGCTAATACAGTTGAAGTTGTAGTACCATCACCTGCATTATCCGCAGTCTGTTGTGCTGCCTCTTTGATTACCTGTGCACCCAAATTCTTGGTGTTATCTGTAAACTCAATAGATTTTGCAACAGTGACACCATCTTTTGTAATATGTGGTGATGCGTCTGTTTGAATAACTACGTTTCTACCTCTTGGTCCTAATGTGACACTTACTGCGTCTGCGAGTTCTTCAACTCCTGTTAATAGTTTTTGACGAGAATCTTCTCCGTGAAATACTTCTTTACCCATAACTTATTTACCTTTTTTTTGTTTTAATTTTGCTTGTTTTATTTGTTCTGCTCTCCACTGTGGTTGTTTACCTCTGATATTACCTCTTTGATTATGAAAACAATTGTAACACAAAAATCTAATGTTTTCTCTTTTGTGATTTGTCCAATCATCATCAATGTGGTCAAGAATCAAAGGAATAGAACCATCTGTCAATCTTTTTTCTTTATATCCACAACTGTGACATTCATGTGGAAATTCTAACTCAGGTTTATGTGAGTTGTTAATTAATCTTTTCTTCAATAAAAAAACAGGATACTTAGGATGTTTACCATCTAATATGTCATTCAACGCGTATTTACCTTGAGTTACATTATATGGTTTCTTTACACCCTTACCTCTCTGATTCTTATGTAAGTCCCAAAGAGTTTTCCTTGTTTTTTCATCTATATAAGATTTTGAATACTTTTGATATGTGGTTAGTGATACATTAAGGAATCTTGCTGCACCTGAATTTGACTTCGAGTTCTTCATCGCATAACGAATCTGACTTTCAGTTAAGTTCAAGGGAGTTCTACCTTTCCCTAAAACATATCCATTTGGTAATTTAAAACCTTTTTTCATATCCTTCATTTATATATAAATATGGGTTACCCATATTTTTCCACTATACTCTCTAAAAATTGGAAATCTTTATGAGATAGTGTTAATCTCTTTTTCTGTATTTTTTGTTCTAAATCATACAGTTTCTTTTTATCTTTATATTGGAAAATACCTCTTATATGTTTTGGATTGGAATATAGAATTTCTTTTGCACTTCTTACAAAATGGAAGTGTCTTGTTAATTCAGTTTCTATAAGTCCGTTATACCAAAACATTATTTCCACAATACTTGAATACTTAACAATGTGAATGCTAAGATTAGTGATACAACAACTTTTGGTGTGAATCCTTGATTAAAGTAATAAGACACACCCCATGCATAAACCATCATTCCGATACCAAATCCAAGAAATCTTGTTGGCCATAACATTCCATCAAACCCTTGAACTGCGAACTTTGTTCCGTAGATATAAAGTAGTGATATTGGAATACCTAAAAGTGATAGTATATGTGGGTTGTTTTTAAACCATTCCCATTTAAACTGTCCATTCAATTGATGGAATACTCCAAGGTGTCCTAATAAAAATAATACTCCACCAAAGAGTAAGTACTTAATGTTCATCTAATTTGTTTTTGTGATTTTCATATGCTAACACATTTGGTAATCCTGAATAGTGACACCACTCTTGATATTGATAATCATCATCAAGATGTTTATCATTAGATAATGGGTCTTGTCCTGCCATCTGAAGGTCCTCTATCCACCTTTTTGTTGCACTCATGATAGTCTGATTAGTATTTCTTGTTCTCTGTATAAATTATACTTTTCACCTTCTAATCTAAGTTGGATTCCTGTATTAGGAACGATTACGGTGTCACCGATATTTAATTTCATCGGAATCTTTTTACCTGTGGATGTAAAGATACCATCACCAACTGCGATTACTTCACCTTTCAGTTGTTCTTTGTTGGATTCAGGTTTGTACAACCCACCTTTAGTTTTTTCGTCTTCTTTGATTACCTTGACTAAGACATAGTCATTCAATGGTTCATAATTCATAACTTTTTCCTTTTATTTGTACTAATATACAAAAATTTGCATTAATATCCAAACTTTACAGTTCGTTTTTTCTTAAAATGTTGATGACTTGACTTAAGTCTTCAAACTCGTTAAATATAATTTCAGTATCTGCTATTTCTACTGATATATCCTCATCTACCCAATCTTCGGAATCATTTGAAATAAATTCAAGTCCACCGATTGTTAGTGAGTAATAACAAAATTCATCTACACCTTCCACTTCATCGAACCTTTTAAATCCAAGGTCCATCAAATCATTTTCAGTCATCTAAGTCTCCTATCTTACGATATCAAAACTCTTGATACCGTCACAGTCCAAACAGACCTCAGTGTCTATCCTTCCCCTAACACATGAATCATGTTCCCAAAGATATGCTGTATTCTTGGAACCACACTCACATTTAGAGTCAGTACATCTGATTCTACTGAACCGTTTAAGTTTGGGGTGTTTAATCCACTCCTCTCTTAAATATATCATAACTATAGATTTATATCATTAAAACCACCATTTTTCTGAACAATTATACCTTCTGCTCTTACTTCATTAGGTTTTTTATCACTATTGTTGTTGATTAGGATTCTTTCAGCTCTACCGATTCCCATCACTAATTGATGGAATGGTATTCCTAAGATGTCCATTTCTTGAATTGTCTCGTGTCTCAAAGACTCAGGTCTTGCAGTAGTTAATACGATGTGGTATCCTTTTTTGAACCAATCAACCATTTTATCCACCACTCCTGGCAATGCAACACTCTCAAACGGGTCAAGGTCTTCAAAGTTCACTTGGTGAACTAAAGTCCCATCTATGTCTGTGAAAATAGTTTTATTTGTCATATCATTACTTATTTACATAGTAAATATAGGTATTTTTACCTACATTTCCAAATTTTTAATGTTAAATAATTGTTAATTTTTTCTTAATCTAAACTTTGGATTAAGATATTGTTGATACAGTTTATTCAGTTGTTCATCTGATAATCCTAAATTTAAAGAACGTATTGTGTCTTTTGATTTGTTAAAATCCTCTGTGTATATGTCTTCATACCAAACTAAATGTGGTGTAATTGTTTTTTCATAGAAGTCTGATAACCACTGATAGTTATTCATTACATGAGTTAAATGTCTTTTTGTAAATGGTACGTCATGAGAATATGAAGTTAAATATCCTTTTGTGATTGCATTTGAGTGACTTATTAAAGTATCTATCAAATTACCTCTCATTAAGATTATGGTTTTATCAAACTTAGTATAATTTCTCTTTATCCAATTATTGTCAAATGTCGGTCCTGTTAATGTTTTAAATATAATATTGTCCTTCAGAGTATCACCTTTGTTATATGGTGGTTCTGTTTTATAGTAGTTATCCCACAAACTTTTATTAAATGGTTCGATTATTTTTTCTAACCTCATTACGTCTGCTAATCCAAACTGAAGTGATGTACTCCCACATCTTCCATGTCCTAATAATAATATTTTCATCCTACTGTATTTCTATCACACCACGGTTCATCTGTAACAAATGGTCCCACCTCTGATGTTGGTATGTATTCCCATGCTAAACTAAATCTTGTTCTATCAGATACATTTGGATAACAACCGTGAACTAAGTTTATATCAAAAAATGCTGCATATGGAGCAGGTCTCTCTAAATCTACTATATTAAATGGTCTTAAGTTAGATTCACTAATCCATCTAATCCAAGGGTCAACCTCACTGACTACGTCATGTGGTATAATCCCGTATTTATGTGAGTTCTCTACAAGTCTTAAACATCCATTTTCTTTTGATGTATCTTCTAAATATATTGCACAACTGACAATCTTACTACTGTCACCTTTGAAATAATAATTGTCTTGGTGCATAAATGTTGACATTCCAACTTTTGGTTTCATTGGAAAGAATTTACTGATATATACGTCAACAGTATCTTCAGTATTTAATATCTCTTTTGCTTTTTTGACTAAGGTTGGATGTGATGCGATTTCTAAAAACTTTGGTTGGTAATTACACGCTCCATTTATTTTATTAAGATTGTCTTCACCATTCCACGAAAAGTGTGGGTGTTCTTTACCATGAGTACCTTCGTATGTTTCTTTACATACATTTAGATAGTACTCGTGTTCTTCTTTTGTTAGAAAATTATCAATAAGTTCGTAACCGTTTGTCATTACCAATTTTCAGGTTTTCTTGCTTCAGGATTATCTGTCCAACTTAATAGTCTTGTATCTTCTATATCATGTAATATGACCGTCTTTGGACCAACTTTTTGGTCGTAAAAATATTCATATGAAAGTAACGCTACATCAGTGTCCATTGTTTGTATGATTTTATCATTAAACATTCTACAACCATTTGCCCAATAAATGTCATTGTAAGTTGTTAAACACTCATTCACCATTCTTGAATTCTTCGCTGCCATATAAACTGTACAATCTATTAGAGTATTATTTTCTTGTGAGGGTTTCATTCCTGAAACAAAAGTTATATCAGGATGTAATTTATCTAAAATCAAATCAAAAGACTGAATGGGTTTTGCGTCTGCGTCAACATAGATTCCACCAAAGTCCCTGAGTAGTAAAAGTCTTATCCTATCACAAATAAATGCCCATCTATACAAATCGGGGTCTGATGTGTAATTCTGAAGGTATTCATCATCTTTATAGATTTTCTCAAATACTTCGTTACCCCAAAGTTTATATTCATAATCGGGGTTCATCTTTTGCATTTCCTCGGTAAACTTTTTACAGTGTTCGGGTATGGGTTTATCACCCAACCATAATTGGTGGATGATTTTAGGAATCTGTGACATATGTAACTTTCTTTATTTTATATAAATATGATTTTAAATTTAATCAAATTGACAAATGACCTAATTTTTCGTGTAGTCTTTTCATGTGTTTACACGGTGAGTGAGGTCGAAACTGTCGTGCCATACACTCACAATCTGATATGTGGTAATCTACAACGGTCACATTGTAATAAGACAACTTACCTGTCTTCTTATTACGACTACCCATTTCTCTATACTGCCACTTGTTTAACATGGACAAAATATCCATAGTGAAACATAGAATACGGTAAACAGTGTTGTCAGAAATAAAACTGACGAAATTGTTTCTATCGGATTCTCTTTAATATAACCTATCATTTCTTTTAATTCTTTCATAATTTTTATTTGTTTTTTAAATGACCTAATGGATTCAATACGTCACATATCTTTTCGTATTCTTTATCGGTCATATAAGTTTTATTTTTAAGTAGGAACTCTCCAATATCTTTGAAGTGGTCTTTCATTTCGTGCCACTCATTCATCCAATACTCAACTGAACCCCACTTTGGTCTATTGTTTACAAATACATAAGAAGGGAAGTACTTCATTGGAGTACCATTGTCAGTAGTTGGTGAATCCTCTCTGTATTCATAGATATCTTCCATACCATTGAAACTACCACCTTTGAACAACTGAGAGAAGTTCTCTATTTGTTCGTAAATATCTTTATCTACTGATGAACCATCTTGGTTAGAAACGTAGATATCACAAGAAGAACCACCACTATATACTGAAGAAGTTGCCCATACGTTCAATAGGGGAAAGTTTTTCTTAACATATTGTTTGATTATTGAAGAACAATACTTTGCTCTCATTTGGATGTATGTTTCATCTTCCCACTGAGAAGAACCCTTGAATACCACTGCTGATTTTGGTAACTCGTAGTTTACACCTTGGATTGTTAATTTGATTTTTTTACTCATATTTTTTAATTTTAAACTCTTATTACTCATTCTTACACTACTAATATAGTGATAATATTTTAAACTACCAAATTTTTAATGTTAAATAATTGTTAAATTTTGTTAACAAAATATGTCAATAAAGACTCTTCTTTAACCTTATTATATTCGTTAGCATCCACTTTTATTCCAAGTTTACTTGCAATATCTAATCCCTTGTCCCACGCATTGACCTCATTTATGAATTTATACATACTGAACTTTTTTGGGGATTTGTCCTCATCAATTTCTTTAAAATAGTTTTCATACTTATTTTGATAAGCATGTCCGACTTCATGTAATAACGTATAAAGACCGTTCTTTTTCAGATTATGATTATGGTGAATAAAGATAGTTTTGTTCTTATGTCCCATAAAGGCGGTTATCTGACCCATTTTAACATCTATTCCTAAATCGTCCTTGACGTACTCAGAAACCTTTTGAAAGTCTGTCACTATAAATATTTTATCCTTCGTGATACCAAAATTCATCGATTGCTATTTTTTCCAATCGTTTCCATTCAGTTCGAAGTTCTTCAACACTCCATTCAGAGTAGTTTATACCACGAGGTCTTACACCAAATGCCTCTTTGTATAAATCACTGATACATTGTAAAAATTGTTCTTTAGTCCAAGTATCTATCATATAAATAATTTGTAATCTTTTTCGTAACTTATTGCTTCTTTTTCATATGGGTGAGATACATAATCATGACCCATGTTGTAATATCTTTTGAACCAAATCGGTGATTGTAGGTAGTGGATGTATTCGTGAATCAAAGTCTGAACAACCATCTTCTTACTTTTCATATTAGGATAGTAAACAGTAATTTCATTCATATCACTACAATACTCTGCGTGACATCCATCTTCATCACCTGTTGCACCCTCTTCACCACTATACTTTTCGTAAATGTTTTTGTGTAACTCAACGTAAGGAGTACACTCTTGGAACTTTGAGAATCCATAGTAGTTCTCTATCTTCGGGAGAACTTCATTAATTATTTCTTGAACTTTGTTTTTTGTCATATCACTTAACTTTACATAGTAAAGATAATGAAAAGAGTTGTAATTTCCAAATTTCTAATGTTAAATAATTGTTAAATTTTTCTAACTTTAAAAATAGGTTCCCATTGTTGGTGGACTTCATCTTTATCATAACCAAAGTTTTTGTAATCATCTAAGAATCTATCGTAACATACTTGTCTGAGATGTTCTTCATCAAATGGAATATTTGGATACTTACTTTTACCAATATATGGTACTTCGACATCTTCAGGAATAAACCATAATTCTTTTAGGTCTTCTTTGATATTTTCTGCTCTGATAAGTAAATCTATTTGTTTTGATGTATTGTTTATTAGATTCCAAAGATTCCAACCATCTATCCAATCCTGTGACATATTATGTAAACACTCTATTGGTCCATTTGAAGGGTCTATCATTTCGTGTTGTCCACCATGATATCCATACTTCCAATAACTCATCCATCTATAATATGGATGTCTAATACTTGCAATATGAATATAATCCTTACCTGCTAATTCAGGCCAAAGGTTTACATGAGTAAAATCAGAAGTATGTTTTTCATTAGGCCAATCAGGATTCAGGTTAGAATATTTTCTAAAAATATCTTTTACAGACCTTGACGCGACTTTAGCAGGTGCTGTCCAAACAAATTTATGTTTGTGACTTATATTTGCTCCTCTTTTACTAATCTCGTCCATTAACTAAGGTGATAGTTCATTAACCAACATACAAAGGCGTATCGTGTACCTGATGTTACAGTTTGTAGTTCATGTCTTATATCAGAATCAAAAATAATTACATTACCTCTTGTTCTATCTGCGGTAGTTACAATATCCTCACCGTCTACCTTACCGTGGTATAATTTTAAATCACCACCTTCATAGTCATCTGAGTTAGATAATTGTATAATAAATGTTTTAATTCTATCTTGATATGCGTATTTTGTTTTGTCACGGTGTTTTCTAAAGTATTGACCTGTTTCATACCTTGCGATTCTTGCTTTTGGTCCTAATCCAATAACACCATATTTACTACACTTATCAGTAATCATCTTCTTAAGTTCAGGTGTAAGGTCATATTTACCTTCTGTAGAGTTTCTGTGAGATTTGTCAACATAATTGTAATTCAATTGACCATCAGGTGCTTTTGTAGTGAGTTTAGTTTCATTAAACTCAGTTGCGTTATTCAATAAAATATCACATTCTAAATCTGTAAATAAAACTTCTTGAACTACATTTTTATTCATTACTGTTCCGTGTTAAAAAAGAATGTTTGAAACAATCTTCCATCATATTTGTCTTTACCAAAATAATCTAATGATTGATGAAAGAAATCACCTCTATAGATTATCAGTCTATTATATATATTTGCGAACCTATCTACAAGTTCCCATTTTGTATAATCTTGTGAGTCTGAATATATCGTACTTAGTAGAGCCTGGTCTGTTTCACCATTTGATAGTTTAGGACATTCTATCTGTCCTGTAGGTTTGTGTTTAAAAATACCTGTACCTGAACTAAGTGGTGCGTTTGGTGTTAAAAAACAAACACCTGCCCATCTTGTTGTTTGGTCACAATGAATCCAACTTCTATCTCTTGCAGTTGTGAACTGATACGCTCCTGTGTATTCTTCACTACCCCAATATGTAACATTACCCCATTGAGGTGAAATTACATTGTTTATTGTTTCTTTTATTGAATCGTTTAAGAATGATTTTGTTCGGGGGCCTGGATAATTACCCACAACGTCAAAATCTTGTTGTAATGCGAACTCTCTTACTTCATCCGCATTAGTATAGAAATCATCTATAATAAATGCATTTGCTCTCATAACTTCTTTCTAAATCTAAATCGTTCTAAATCTTCTCGATGAATTCCAATGTACCCTTGGAGTTGCTCCTAAGAACTTTTTTCTGTGGACTCTGTCATTGAAATCGTTACGGGTCTGATTTAGTTGTGTATTACCGTTTTGTTGGTCTTGATTTGTAATCATCTTTTTATTTACATATACTTTGTTATACTATCGGGAGCGTTATTTTTTACCCAATTAAAAAGTTTTTCTTTCCAAACTTTCTCAGGTAATATTCCCCCACCTTCTTTCTTGACGGGTAGAGATAAAAATCCTTTTGCGATTCCTTCAACCTCGTTTCCATCTGCGTCTTTATATTTGACTGTATGTTTTGGGTTGTTTAGAATTACATCTACTCTACCGTTTACACCTTTAGGCATTGCTTTTGTTATCAATCCCCAAACAGTGTTTGCTGCACCTTCATGAGTTTTTAATAAAATATCCTCAGGTACCATTCTCTCTCTTTGTTTGTTGTTGTCCATTGCAGTTACGAAGTTAGTAAGAATCCACGTTAAGTGAACATTTTTAGATTGGTATCCTGCTTTCTTTAACATAGGAATTACCTTCGTAATATCTGAAACATCTTTTGCTGTAATATCAAACATAATATTAGGAAGTGTCTCAGGATTATCTTTACCTACAAGTAATTTTTCTAATGAACTATCTTTGATACCCATTGCTTTTACTAACTGATGTAATGCTCTAACGTGGTTAGGTTGTTTCAGTTGTAAGTTTCTTAATTGAAATCCTTGTGATTGAATACTTCTAATATTTTCTATTTCTTTTGCTGGTATGTTTTTACCATACTTTTTCAAGATTCCATCTATATCGATTTTACCTATTCTATTTAGAATCTGTAATTGTTTTTTCATTTTATCGACATCACGAACCTTGAACATTTCTTTATCTAAAAAGTGATTTGATGCGAATCCTTTACCTGAACCTGCTCCACCTGCTAAGAAAACTACCTGACCGTATGGTTTTCTATTATTGTAAACCATTAACTTTTCGTTCAGTTGTTCTTCGTTAATTACTTCTAATATAAAATCTTTTATACTCCAACTCATTTCTTAACTCCGTTATACGGAAACATCCTATTTAATTTTTCACGTCTTTTGTCACATCCGCAATCATCTGCTCCTGCGACTTCTGCGATTTTTTCAGCCAACTTATCTAATTTAGTTGCTGATGTGATTTTAGCTATGGTGTCACCTAAACCTTTTGATGGTATGTTAGTCTTCTTCATAGTAGTCTACTTCCACATTAAATCCGTTTTTAATAAATAGTTCATAATAATGGTCAACGATTAATTCATCACCTGTAAATATATCACAACGACCTGTTGTATGAACTATATTTGCTATTGACTGACCTTGAGTAGTTGGATATGACATATACTTTCTTAAAATGTTTATGACATCCACAAAACTATTCACGTTATCATTTAATAAATATAAGGTTTTTTTTCTTTCCCCGTATGTCATAAATCGTAATATACTACTTGTTCTATATCGTACTTGTTTTTAAACTTTGTGATGTAAATTGGAACCTCGACTTCGTGACAAATCTCTGCTGCTACTTTGGTCCCACCTGGCTCATCTGTTACTACATATAAAATTCTGTTACCTAATTCTTTAGTACTTGATACTATATCATCAAGACTTTTTACTACTATTTTCATTTGTTCTCTCCAACATATCCATGAGTTCTTGAACGTGTTTACATTTCTCGTATTCTTCTGTTTCGAGATAATGGTCCATCATTTTCTTCAATACTCTTTTTTTAGTAGACCCATCAATAAAAGTTGGGTTGTACAACAATATGTCGTAAACCTCGTCTATCGCTTTGTCTACATAGTTATCCATAAATATAATTTGGAAAGTTAATAAAACTAAATTTTACCTATTGCTTCGGAAAAAATCCACCCTAAAAGACCAATTAGTCCACTAAATAGTACCCAAAGTGCTCTTGATACTGTAGATTTCCAATCTTGGAGTTTTTCTAACTCGTTTTCTAACTCTAAAACTCTCTCGGGAACTTGTTCCATTTCTTCTCTTACTTCGGTGTTTTTGTTTACTCTGACTATTACACCATTCTCAGGATTGAGTAAAGTATATTTGATATCAGAGAAATCTTCTTTTAAATCTTGTTGAAACTCATGAAGACCATTAATAGTTTGTTCCATTCTTTTAAGTTCACCATTCGGTAACTTAGTCTTCATTTTACCTATCTCTACG